TCGCCTCTATCTTTTTTATTTTTTCCGAATAAACTCATTTATTTTCTTTGTCGTTCTTTTAGTTTTTGATTTTCTTCTTCCAAATATTGAATCAACATAGCGACATAGATATCTCGTTCCCAAGGTATCATATTTTCAAGTTCAGTAAGACTATACTTATGGTGTTGCATCAATGAAAAGTTAGTCTTGTAGTAATTTTTTAAATCATCATAACCAAGTATTAAACGAAAAAACTTTCGAGGCCCTCCACATCCAAATGATGTTCGAAACCACATTTGGAACATGTTATATCAATTTTCTTTCTCAATTTTGGAATACTATTGAAGAATTTTTCTAATTTTTCAAATTGTTCTTGGTTCAATTGTTCGATGAAAGCAAGCAACTCATCAACTGTTTGTTCTTTCGCATAGTGAAATTGTTCACCATCATAAACATAATCAATTGAATTTGCTATCATATTAAAAGTCACTTCTGTTATATCATCCAATTCTACCGAATCTTTAATAAGTTTGAACGGTGGATATTTCATTTTCACGGTGATGTTGTCTGTTATTTGTATTTCAGGATCAACAAAATCACCATCAAATTCTGGATAAATTGTAGTAACATCTACTTTTGCTTCCATAATGTTACCACAAGTTTTTTCTTCTGTAATCTGATTGTTGCAACGATACTTACTTTCTGAAATTTCTCCGACAGACTTTCCTCTTAATTGCAAGAAATAATATTCAATGTCAATAATTGGAAGTTCATCAATATCAACATCTTTACTCAAAGTACATACACTAAGTATTTCTCTGACATTGTGTTGAATAGTTGATGCATCAGATGATTCCATAGCCATCATCAAAGCTTTTTGTTCTTTGATTAGGTATGGTCTGTATTTAATTTTCTTTTTAGAAAGTGGTAATTCCAATTCATATGTTGGCACTTCAAGTTTTGGTAAAGCCATAATGTCTCCTCATTTTAACGATTAATAATTTTATTCATAAGTTGGGAAATCAAACGATTGATACATGTTATCCAGTTCAGATTCATCTGCGTTCCATCCTCTTGAGACTGTATCCATAGCAGAATCCAATAGTTCCAGACCCAATCCCAATACTGTGTTGTTTTTCCAGTATGTGTATGCAAAAGTTACAGTCAATTTATGATAACCTTCGCCGTTCCAGTCCAAATCCAATTGGTTCATTGAAACTGGATACGCTTCGTATAAATTGACTGAATATGTCAAATCATTTTGTAAATTATATTGGTTGATTCCCAAATTGATTGCATATGTGTCTTTATAACGAAAATTGTTATTATATGTTGGATTGATGAAGTTTATCCACGAATCAAAAAATATTCTTTGTTCCATACCATCTTCAACAATAAATGTCAAATCAATATCATTGTATGTTGACATATAAGGATGTTTTTCGATTGGTCCATATGTTTTTTGTTCCAGTGTAGCCAATGACCTACCTGGAAGTTGTGCTGTTTCACATCTGTATTTTAATTCACGAGCATAACCAACATATGGCAGTAAAGTTATTGGAACAGGAATACTAACGTCAAATCTGTTAGTTCTGGCTAAATCACCAGAAAAACTTTTTTTGAAATCGTTTAGAGAGCGTGCCATTTAAGAATTCCTTATTTCTTGGACTGAATCTTGCCAAATTTGTTGAGGTTGTGCCTTCTTGAACTGGTGTATTGGCAAATATGTTGCAATATCCCATTCGTTAGGTTCTACAGCCAAAATCCTAGACTTTATGTGGCTGTATAGATAGTGTTTAATGCAAGGTCGAAATTCTTTCAACTTAGAAGAAGCGTCCAGGATTTGATAGGTGATTCGGATTCTCTTTATTTCATCATCTTCATTGTAGATTGCAAAGTTCATCAATTTTCTCAGGAAAAGAATCCTGTATCTTAGTGGTAAATAGTGTAGGTTTAATCCAATAAAACCATCAGATTGTCTTTTAAGTGGTAATACCAGAGGAAATCTGTCATAATATGGTAAATCTGCCTTGCCTTTTGGGTCGTAAACAAAATAATACATACCACCCATCAGGAACTTCTGTCTGTCGCCTGGTCTAGTCCATCTGCCTTTTTCTTTTGTGATTGGAACAGATAAACGAGTTGGATTTCTAAGAGTTGCAACTTTTTGCAACAACCAACGCAAAGATTCACGGCTCATTGTTGGATATTGAGCCTGTGCTTTTTCTTCGGAGAGTGTGGTTAGTATGGATTTTGTTGTCATCGGATATTTAGTTACAATCCAAGATGGTCTTCCGTGATAACTTTGAATTCCCAACCACGGTCTAAACAATATTCTGTTGCCGCTTTGAATTTGGCCTGATTGACACCCCATGTAGTAACTTCTGTGATGTATCTTTTAGTAACTCGCCTTTGTGGTATTGGTGCTTGTGTTTGTTTTTTTGGTTTCACCTCAAGTATCATCGTTCTGAGTTGACCGTTCTTATCTTTAACTTTAACAACAAAGTCTGGAAAGTATCTGTGCCAACGTCCGTCAACAGGAGAAACGTAAGGAATTATTAATTCTTCTGAGGCCCAAGATACAATATTTGGATTTTTGTCGAGCCAATTCATCACTCGACATTCCCATGATGAGCGATAAATGATATTTTTGTAATCCCCTGCGTATTTTTGAGGATTTGAAGGTCGGAATCTTCCAGAATATGCCATAAATAGTATATATCACTTTTTTAAAAAACAAACAATGGCACAAATCACAATACCAACGTCAATCGGCGGCATAAATTTACCTGACTTTTCATTTGGTAACAATCCTTTGTCGGATTTACTAGACAACTCAGGTCAAGGATTCTTTTTACAGTATCCGAAAGATTTGGGTTCAAAGTCTAAAGCACATTCGGTTGTATTTACAGTTTATGAAGTACAAGAATATACACTAAAAGAGATTGAGGGTTTTATTGATAAACAAATTTTAGCTGCACAAAGTTTTGCTTTAAAGAATGCTAATGGAGAAACTGCTGAAGAATTTTTGACTGGTGCATGGGACAGCACAACATCATTTGTTGATAAATTGTTATCTACAGATTTATCAAAAGTAAACATTGGTTCTGTTATAACTGGTATGGGAGAGACAGCAAGATTTGGTGTAGGAAAAGGATTTGAATTGGCTCCAAAAGCTGGGCAACTACTATCAAGCTTTGGTGAAACTATGACAAAGCAAAAATTGGAACGAAAAGGTAATATTGCCTTGTATATGCCGGAAAATTTTAATCTCACTAACGATTATGATTACGATTCTTCTACTTCTGTAGCATCAGCTGCAGGAGCAATACCGTTACTTGGTAAATATATAAGTCGTGGAACCAATTTCGTTTCTGGTTCAGATAATGATTTTGTTAAATTGATGATGAATAAAGGTGGTTTTGTTTTTAACCCACAAAAGCAAATATTGTTTAATGGTGTTGAATTTAGAAATTTTAATATGTCTTTTACTTTTACCCCATCTTCTGAAAAAGAAAGTAGAGAAGTAAAGGAAATAATTAGACATTTGAGAATGTATGCGGCACCAAAACAGAACAACCAATTAGGACAAGGCATGTTTTGGGTGCCACCAGCAATTTTTGAAATCGACTTCAAATTTCACGATAAACACAATATTAATTTACCAAAATTAAAAAAATGTGTTATCAAATCAATTGATGTTAATTATGCGCCAAGTGGTTGGGCAGCACACGGTGATGGTGCACCAGTTCAAACCGTAATAACTATTGAGTTCCAAGAAACATCTTTAGTGGACAGATTCGATATTGGCACAGGATATTAAAAATGAAATATTTTAATTCTTTACCAAAAGTTGTTTATAGTGATAAAAACAACATACAAAAAATATACACAAATCTTATGGCTAGGGTCAGTGTCAAGCCAAGTTTGTTAAATAACTTGTTGGTATTTTATGAGTATGAAATACGAGATGAAGATACACCAGAAATTGTCGCTTATAAGTACTATGGTGATATTAATCGTTTTTGGATCGTTTTATATTCAAATCAGTTACTGGATCCACTATGGGATTGGCCATTGAGTTCTAGAAAATTTGAAAAATATGTGTTGAACAAATATAATGGTACATTAAATGATATTCACCACTATGAAAAAATAACAACAATGACCGATTCAACTCAACGAATTGTCAGAACAGAAGTGGATATCATTTCAGAAGAAGATTATAATGATTTACTAACTTCTACAAATAATTATACAGTAAGTCAACAAACAACAAACGTTAATATTCAAAAAAAAGTGGTAACAAATTATGATTATGAAGTTACACTAAATGATTCTAAAAGAAATATAAAAATATTGAATAGAGATTATGCTTTGCAATTCGAACGAGAATTTATCAGTTTAATGAAAACAAATGGCTAGATACGCACAAGATTTTGATTTAGAAGCAATTGATATACTTGCTGACAACGGACAAACATTCAGACTCAAATTACTTTTTGTTGAGTTGAATTTTTTCGAGGATATATTTTCACCAGCATGTTCTGGTAATGTGGTGGTGCGTGATGCGCTTGGTATAATCGAAAAGTTGAAACTTGATGGTTCGGAGATTATACAATTAACTTATGGTAAATTTGTAAGTCAAGATGAGACAATGAAAATTGACAGAAAATTTAGATTGTACAAAGTAGGCAACAGAAAGCCGGCAGGTAATAAAACTTCCGAATTCTTTACCATGCATTTCGTATCAGAAGAATTATTTTTATCCGAACAGTTAAAAATAACAAATTCATTTACTGGTATGACAATTTCAGATATGATTTGGAATATTTTGGTGAAAGAAGATGAAGGTTTGAATGTATCAATAGACAAGTTGAAATGGATACAATCTACCTATGGTGTATATGATTTTTTGATTCCAAAATTAAAACCATTTCAAGCAATAAATTGGTTATCAACATACGCACTACCTGGAGAAGGCCTAGGTGCAGATATGGTATTCTTTGAAACAAAAGATGGATTTTATTTTGTTTCTTTAAAAACATTATTTGATGGTGCGCCATATGCAACATATAGTTATCAACCATCTGATGTATATGAATCAAAAATTTCAAACCAATTTACAATAATGGAATATGAATTCGTAAAAACTTATGATTCTTTGAGAGCCATAAATTCTGGAATGTATGCTAGTAGAGTTATTGAACTTGATCCTATCACAAGAACCAGAACAATAACAAATTTCAATAAACCTACATTAGCGGACGCCACAGGTAGTGGAACAGCACTGAACAGATTTGGTAAATATGCTGAAGAAATGTTTGAAAGTTCAGTTAGTTTGGTTTTTGGTAATTCTAGCCAACAAACAGAACCATATGTGCAACAGGAACCAAGAGTTCAAGGTGATGCATCAAAGGACATTCGCATAAGTACTACTGTACCAAACAGAGCAGCACAACTTGCATTGAGTACATATACAGTGATGAAATGTATTATTCCAGGTGACACTGGTATTACTGTAGGAAGAACAGTTAATATTCAATTAAGTTCACTAGGTATTGAAGGAACAGCAGAAAAACCATCAAAATCAGAAGATGAATTATACTCTGGAATATATCTTGTAACAGCGATTCGTCATATAATACAAGAACAAGGTGCATTTCAAACAGTCTTGGAACTAGCAAAATATACTGCGGATCTAGATTTTTCTAGTCAAATTGATACGGGAGAGATTTAATAATGCCTATAGGAACAACGAATAGATTTATTGGTAAAGACGGTTTCATTTGGTGGGTGGGAGTCATTGAAAACAGAAAAGATAGTTTGGGTCTAGGTAGATGCCAAGTTAGAATTTTTGGTTGGCATTCTGAAAATAAAATGACACTACCAACTGAAGGTTTACCTTGGGCTCAACCACTTTATCCAATAAACAACTCAAAGGCCTTTTCGGCACCAAGAATTGGTGATTGGGTTGTTGGTTTTTTTATGGATGGTCTTGCTGCACAGGCTCCAGTTATGTTAGGTGTTTTGCCTGGTATAGTACAACCAGAGGAACCTACACAAACTGAAACGACAGAATCGAATCCATATCAATCAACTTCAAATTAAAAGAGAATACTATGGCAACATTATTAACTCAACAACAATCAATTGATATTGCTACAGGTAAAGCCACAACAACATTATTGACTCAAGAACAATCAATTGCGGCCGCAGAAGATTTCATCATCCGAAATGGTGTGACACAAGAACCAGCAGCACCAGTATTAGAAACACCTCAAGAATCAATTAAAAAGGCTCAAACTTGGCCACTAGAAGACCAAATACTTTATCGAACTGCGGTGCAACCAAAACCAAATACTGAACTGGATCCATTGGATCCATATACAGTCACTCAAGCAAGTGTTAGAATAGCTCTTGATGAAGCTCAAATTGCAAAAAGAGATGCGGCACTTGCAAAAAATATAAACGGACCAAAAAATGCACCAAACAGTGGTTATGTTGTTGGTGCACCATCAACAGCGGCTCTATCTAGAGGTCTAGTTTTTGGAACAGTTAAACACAACAATAATCAAAAAAGAGCACACGTTTGCGGTTTCATTGATGAAATGCGTAAAAATGTGGAATTGACAAAGTTTGTTAAAGCTTCAGCACAATACATCAGAGAAGGTATACGTG